TAAATTTATAGTAGCAAAATTAAAAGATAAAATTTAAAAAAATATTTTTAAACTTATAATAAATTATGATAAAATACTGTTCAGAATGCGGCGCCAAACACGAATATAAATTCAGCCCTCCTAAATTTTGTTCTAATTGTGGAGCTCCAATGGGAGTAGCACAAAATGAATCCAAGCCTTTAAATAGAAATACAACTGCTAGTAGAAAATCTAAAGCTATCAATGATAATGAAACAGATGCAGAGTTTGTACCAAATATTTCAAAATTGGAATATGAAATACACAAAGATGATATACAGCATACGATAGGTTCTCTAGGAGGTAAAACCGCGCCACACAAAAGAAAAAGTAATGTAAAAAGACTAGATGACATATTGTAATGTATTCCTTCGAAGATAAGCTTAAAGAAATAGAAGCTGCTTTAGAAAGAAAACGTCCAAAATGGCATCTAGATGCAGTTACATATATTGATTATGATGATATCAAGCAGATCATCATGAGCCACATTTATAAAAAATGGCACCTATGGGATCAGTCAAAACCTATAGAGCCATGGCTTAGTAGGGTAGTGTCTAATCAGTTTAAAAATTTATTAAGAAATCATTATGGCAATTATGCAAATCCATGCCCAGATCAACATTTAAGTGATCATGATCCATCAACTTGCCCAATTTGCATAAAATGGCGCCAAAGTAAAAAATCAGCGTATGATATAAAGTTGGCAGTTACTATGGAAAATCATATCCATGAAATACACGACAAAAAAGATGATAGTGTTAATTTAGACGCAGCTACAAAGAGATTAACATTAAAAATAAAAACAGAATTAAACAAGCGGCAGTTTCAAGCATTTAAAATGCTTTTTGTCCAAAACAAATCAGAAGAGGAAGTCGCAACATTTTTAGGTTTTAAAACAAACGAAAAGAAAAGATCTGCTGGCTACAAACAGATAAAAAATTTAAAAAAAATCTTTCAAGAGAAGGCTAGAAAAATTATCGAGGAGAATGATATAATATGATAGACTTAACAAAAGAACAAAAAGACTTAATATTAGAAAGTTTTAGAAATGACCCTAATATAATCAATATTACAAAAATTGTATTTGATAATGAAAATTTAGATGGAAGATCTAAAGAGGGTAGGGCCGTAACTAAGTTTTTGGCAGAAAATGGACTCAAGACAAAAACTACCAAAAGAGAAAAACAAAAAGAAGTTAATTTAACAACAGACCAGCTTAATCTTGTAGATTCATTAAGAAAAGATGGATTAAATACATCTGAAATAGCTGACATAATATTTAATAAAACAATACCTAGATTATCTGTAGAATGGAGAGCTGTTAATGAACTGCTACATCAAGAGCGAGAAGAACCAAAAGAAGAAAATCAAGCAAGCTATGTCGCACCGAATGCAATATCCAGACTAATCAAAAAAATTAATGATTCAACTGGTTATGGGTTAGAGGAAGGTAAAATGTCTAGGACACATCACACTTGTTGTGATAAGCTAAGAATCAACTTAAGCAATTCTAGATTTGTAGCCATAGTAAATAACTATAGCAACTTCAGAGATAAAGAATTATTTGAGCAAGAGTTTATTAGATTAACTTGGGATAAACCAGATCTTACAGCAGATGAAATAAACCTTTATATGAATGTGGCAAAAGAAATTATTAATTTGGAGTTAATTACTGGCCACTTGCAAAAACTTAACGATATGTTTGAAAGCGCAGACGATCAAGACGAAATGACTGTGCGTTTAGCAGAAATTATAAAAGCAAAAAGTTCTGAGTATCATCAGTGCGAAAGTCGAATAGAAAACTTGACAAAAAAACTTCAAGGTGATCGAGGCGCTAGATTAGCTAATAAACAAAAAGAAACAGCGTCGTTTTTATCTATAGTTCAACTTTTCCAAGAAGAAGAGGAAAGAAAAAATATGGTTCACATAGCTGAAATGCAAAAACAAATAATTAAAAAAGAAGCTGAAAAACTAGAGGGTATGGCCGCTTGGAAGGCTCGAGTTCTAGGTATCGGTATTGATGATGTCCTATAAATGCAAAGTATGTGGAGCAGAGTTTGAAACAGAAAAAAGTCTTCACGCACATTTGAAAGCACATAAAATGTATGTGGCGGATTACTATGTAAAATATTATCCAAGATACAATAAATTAAATGGTAACCCACTTCCATTTAAAAAGAAGGAAGAATACTTTCAAAATGATTTTATTAATCGCTCTCAACTAATTAAGTGGTGTGAAACCGCACCAGAATCGGAGGTAAAAGATTATATTATCGAACTAGGTAAAAGAAGAATAAAAAGAAAAAAATATGCAAAAGCCCCTTTCTATTTAGAACTTCTCAAGCGTCAGTTACCAGACTTAGACTTATATAAGAAACATTTTGGAACATACACAAAAGCTTGCGAAGCTATGGGCGCGAAGCCCATATTTTATAAAGGTATGCCCAAAGAATTTAACGAAGATGTTGATGCTGAAGTATTGATAGATACTAGAGAGCAACAGCCATTAGAATTTCCTAAATCTAAAATTTTAAAATTAGATTTCGGAGATTACACATTGGGTGGGAATAATTTTTCTAATACATTTGTAGATAGAAAAAGTGCTGGAGACTTTTTATCAACATTTGGAGGGCAGGTAGATAGATTTAAGCGAGAGATGCAAAGATGTGTCGAATTAGATAGTTATATGTATATTGTTATAGAGAAGCCTTTAGCTACAATAGAAAAAGAAGCTATATTTACAAAAGGAAAAAGAAGTGCAAAATTGGGTTGGGTACTCTCTAATTTAATTTCTGTTCAGCACGAATTTGCAGGTCATTGTCAATTTGTGTTTACGGACAATAGAAATCATAGCGAAAAAATAATACCTAAACTACTTTCGTTAGGAGATAAGTTGTGGAATGTAGATATACAATATTTTTTAGATAAGGAGGAAAGATGACTTGGGATTTAGGTAATCAAAAACCTTTAAAAAGAGAATCTGTTAATGATCAAATAATGGAGCTTGATGGATATTTAGATGATGTGAAAGCTAAATTGTGGTTATACAAATTTTTAAAAGAAAACGTTACGTTCACGACAGAACTTCTTACTGGAATAGAATTATTTCCATTCCAACATATGGCAGTTAAAGCAATGATGCAAAATGATTATTTTTTAGGCATTTGGTCTCGTGGCATGTCTAAATCTTTTTCTACTGGCATTTTTGCTTTATTAGACGCTATGTTAAATCAAGGAGTGCACATTGGGATTATTTCAAAATCATTCAGACAATCTAAGATGATTTTTAGAAAGATAGAGGATATATCGCAAGACCCTAAGGCTGAGCTATTTAGACAATGTATAGGTAAGGTGAGTAAGTCTAATGATGAATGGTCCATGCAAATCGGCAAGAGTCGCATAACTGCCTTGCCGCTTGGTGATGGAGAAAAGCTTCGTGGTTTTCGTTTTCAGCGTATTATTATTGACGAGCTTCTACTTATGCCAGAAAAAGTTTTAAATGAAGTTATTGTGCCGTTTTTGGCTGTTGTAGAAAACCCAACAGAGAGACAAAAAATTAAAGACGCAGAAGACGCTATGATTGATGCTGGCAAAATGACAGAGGATGAAAGAACGGAGTGGCCGTCAAATAAAATGATTGGTTTGTCGTCAGCTTCATATAAGTTTGAGTATCTTTATAAAATGTATCAACAATATGAAAATATGATTTTTAATCCTGGAGCAAAAAACCAAGGCAGGAGATGTATTATGCAATTTAGTTATGACTGTGCGCCAAAAGCTTTATATGATGAGAACTTAATATCCCAAGCGAAAGGTACAATGAGTCAATCACAAATCGATCGAGAATTTAATGCTCAGTTTACAGATGATAGCGCTGGTTACTTTAAAATTAGTAAAATGGCAGAGTGCACTATTGAAGATGGTCAATCTCCAGCTGTAGAGGTATGCGGAGAAGAAGGGTCTGAATATATTATGGCTTTTGACCCATCTTGGTCTGAATCTGAAACATCTGATGATTTTGCTATTCAAGTAATAAAATTATTGCCCGAAAAGAAAAAAGGGGTTGTTATACATAGCTACGCATTACCTGGTACAAACCTAAAAAAACATATAACTTACTTTAAATATATATTAGATCATTTTAATATTATTATGATTGTAGGAGATTACAATGGAGGCGTTCAGTTTATAAACTCATGTAACGAAAGTGATATGTTTAAAAAAGAAAAACTAGAAATAGGAGTCTTTGATCCAAAGTTAGATAACCCCCACGATTATGAAAAAGATTTAAGGGATGCTAGAAGAAGTTATAACAAAAGCAGTAATACTATATGTATATTGAGAAAGCCAGTATCTAACTGGATCAGAAGTGCGAACGAAATGTTGCAGACAGCATTTGATAGAAAAAAATTATATTTTGCAGCTACAGCTATGGATGATAATTATTCTACGCAAAGAGCAAAAAAAATACCAATCAAAAATTTAAAATTTTCAAAATACGAAGATGAAAAAAATGTCGGCGCTAAAATGATAGAATTTATAGAACATCAAAAAGATATGATAGACTTAACAAAAGCTGAATGTGCACTTATACAGGTTACTTCGTCTACTGGAGGAACGCAGAGTTTTGATTTACCGAGTAATCTTAAAAGACAAAAAGGCGTAGATAGACCAAGAAAAGACTCTTATTCCGCTTTGGTTCTAGGCAATTGGGGAATGAACATATATTATGATATGATAGAAATACCAGAAGAGCAAAACTACGGATTCACTCCTATGTTTATTTAAAAAAAGTTTAAAAGTTACTTTTAAAAGTGTAATTAACTTTATAATAGGTTATGGCTAAAAGAAAATATAATAAAAAATCATCATACTGGAATAAGTTTCACAAACCACAAGTGGTACAAATTTCTAACGAAGAACCTTTAGAACCAGCAACAGCTGGTGAAGCGTATCATGTTTCGCAAGGGTCTTATAGTCGATCGGGCACTATTAATAATCTAAGCTCAAAGAATACTAGTACCAGAATAAATCGGTCATCTGTAGTTCCCCCAAGAAATAAATACAGTCAAATTAGAGCTGGACTTTTACCATACGAAATATCATCAGATGGCATAAATGTAAGAGAGGCTATAGAGTTGTGCCAAAAGGCTTACGCAAATGTTCCTATTTTCAGAAATACTATAGACATGATGTCTGAGTTTGCTAATGCAGAAATTTATCTTGAGGGCGGCAACGCAACATCTAGAAACTTTTTTGAAAAATTGTTTGATAAAATAAAGATTTGGGATTTGAAGGATCAATATTTTAGAGAATATTATAGAAGTGGTAATATTTTTCTTTATAGAGTCGATGGTAAGTTTAATTTAGATGATTATAAAAAATTTGCACAAAATATATCAGAAGGGCCTTCTTTAAATAAATTTCCGATCAAGTACATTGTTTTAAATCCTTTTGAAATTGTAGCCAAACGAAGCACCGTGTTTAGCACAAAAGATGGAGCTTATGCAAAAATTCTTTCCGAGTTTGACATGGAAAGATTGGCTAATCCCAAAAATGATTACGACAAAGAAGTTTTTGAAGGATTAGATCCAGAGGTTCAAAAACAAATTAAAGAGGGTGGATATTTTAAAGACGGATTAAAGATCAATCTGCAAAACGAAAAAATAGCTTATAGTTTTTATAAGAAACAAGATTACGAACCTTTTGCTATACCATTTGGATTTCCAGTTTTAGAAGATATAAACGCAAAGATGGAAATGAAAAAGATGGATCAAGCTATCATGAGAACGGTTGAAAATGTTATTCTGATGATTACTATGGGAGCAGAGCCAGATAAAGGCGGCATTAATCCGCACAATGTCAAGGCGATGCAAAAACTTTTTCAAAACGAATCTGTAGGTAGAGTATTAGTTTCAGACTATACAACAAAAGCAGATTTTGTTATCCCAGATATTAACAAGGTCGTGGGCCCAGGAAAATATGAGGTCATTAACAAAGATATTAAAGAAGGATTGCAAAATATCATTTTAAATGATGATAAATATAATGGAGCAGAAATTAAAGCCAGAGTATTCTTAGATAGACTAAAAGAAGCCCGCGAAGCATTTATACAAGACTTTTTGCAGCCAGAAATGCGCCGCATAGCTAAAGATTTAGGATTTAGACAATGTCCAACAGTTAAGTTTAAAGATATTGATTTGAGGGACGAAGTTCAATTAATGCGTGTGGCAACAAGACTTATGGAACTCGGTGTTATTACAGCAGAACAAGGAATGAACTTATTTCATACTGGAAAATTTCCAGAGGCAGAAGATTTAGAAAAAGCGCAAAGCAAGTTTGTAGATCAAAGAGAGAAAGGATACTTTAATCCACTCGTAGGTGGAGTGCCCATGATTGAAGATGATAGTCCAAGCGAGCCCACTAATAGTCAAAAAGCTCCTGGTGGAGGTTTAGCTGGAAGACCAGAAGGATCCCCAGATCAATTTTCTAGAGAAAATATACAAGCAACTATTTATGAAATCGAGGCCCTAAACTCATTGGCTAAAGAAAAAATGTT